TTGCCTTTACGGGCGGGGTGCTCAATTTCTCGCTTTCCCTCGGAACAGTATTCGGAAGCTACAGGCCAACCACTCGGCGGTTCAACCCAGGATCTCATTTCTACTCAGTTGCTCAGACGATTTCGGGAACCGAAACGAGACGAATCTGGGGAAACAAATCAAACGATGCAAGCCTGGAGCTTGAATACGAAAATATCTTGGAGTCAGTGGCACTGGACATACTGCGGATGTATGAGGCTGCATACGGGAGCTACGCAAGCTTTGTGCTACCCAATGACACCTTTGCTGGTGCATCAGAGCAGCTTCGCGATAAATACAGGCTCTCTGGTACTTCAATGAAGTGGTACTTCGCTGAGCCCCCAAGAGTGCGATCAGTCAGGCCAGGGGTCTGCACGCTCTCTCTGAAGTTCAACGGCAAGACCTCCTACCAGCGCTGACTATGGCCACCTTCCCTGCGATCCGACCCACTGAGCGGGAGTTCATTGCCGGTGGCTTTCCGGTCATTGCTCCTGAATTTCAGTCGATGGTCAGGTACGCCAGGCTTGGCGGCACCATGCCGTTTGACCAGAGATTGAATTTTGATTTTCAGAACATCGAAGATGCAAATGCTGCTCTGATTGTCACCTGCTACGAGGAGACGCTTAGTGGCTTCTTGCCAGTCGAATTGCCAGACGAGCTAATGTCTGGTTTGCGCAACAATGACCTTGCGAGCTTCTTCAAGGGGCAAGGCAGGGTCAAATGGTTTTTTGCTGAGAGGCCTACAGTCGAAGCGGTAATTGTAGGCTTCAGCAGCGTCAGGGTTTCCCTGAGAGGATCACTTTCTTGACGCTTATCAAGACAAAGTGAGAGAGCTTATGTCAGAGAAGTATCTGTCTACTACAATTTTGTAGTTACCAAACTCTGTCTGATCCAGAGAACCACCTAAAGAGTATAGGCCAATTCTCCCATTGGAAAATTCATTGGCAGTGCCGTTATTGTTGTTTGCAAAGACGTAGACAGGTTGCGCCGCCACATTGCTAACGAGTGTCGCACTTCCTGACGAGGAGATATTCGGGTAGATAACTCTCCAACCACTAGCCACTGTTCGTGATAGACCAAAAACTCCGTCAGCGTCATGCCTTAATGTGTTTTGATGATTGGTCGAGGTTTGAGCCTCAAGAACTCTTTGGAGAATAGTCGTAGCTGTGCTACCAACTTTAATCGCAACAGCGCCCTGAGACGTGCTTGAGCCATTGGCCCCAATATAAGCAGAATTGGTTAGCGTAGATCGGATAATACGAGCAAGGACATGAGACTCGGTTCCCGCATACTCTGAAGTAAGTAGGACATTAGAGTTAACATATTTTGAAGATCCATCACCGATGACCCCTGTTTTTCTATTGATGTCATTGTTGTCGAATCCATTAAAGATTGGGGTTGCGCCTTTTAGCGGAATGGCGCAGCCAGCAATTGTACGCGGTCCCGCAAGTAGGCCGATATTGTTGATCTTGCTCCAGATTTCATAGCCCTTAAGTCCTAAGATGAAATTTTCAATGCAATAACGCAACTGGCTTTCAAGAGGCTGCCCATCAGCAGACTCGACAGAGCTAATGTAAGAAGCGGCGTCGGGGTCAAGAACAGTTCGCGGAAAGACAGGGGCAGCAGGCAAAACCGCTCCTAGATTGAATTTTCCAACAGGCCAGATTTGAGGCATGACAAGACTCCAGTTTACGAAGTAAGGGTTGCAGAGGCAAGGGACGAAAAAAGTGTGTCGATAGCTGTTCTAAAGTTCAGAAAATCAGTTGCTGTTGTTGAGCTATAATCCCCAAAAGAGTACAGACCTATGCGACCGTTGCTATGGTTGGTAGCGGCTCCATTGCGGTTATTGGCAAACACATAGATGTTTCGATTGCTTGGGTTTGTCGCTACCGTGAAAACACCTGAGCCATTAATGTTAGGATATAGTGATATGTGGTTGGCTCCATTAGGCTTAGCTGCTCCATACACGCCGTCCAAGTCATGCCGAAGCGAGTTGTCATTGCTTGTTGTCTCTGGCATAACAACTCTTTGCCTGATTGTAGTCTGAGTGCCGCCAATACCCAGAAGAACACTGCCCGTGTTAGTGGCAATGCCTGAAGCACCAATATAGACGCTATTAAGTATACTTCCTCTCTTAAGACGGGCTATGTAGTACCTGCCTTCAGCATTAAAGATGCTAGACATTGAAACATTGCTATTGATATACGAATCAACTCCATTTCCAAGCAGACCCTCTCGCCGATTATAGTCAGACATGCTAAATCCGTAAAGAGTTGGGGTTGCGCCCTTAAGTGGCACAGCAATACCCTCAAGGGTTCTGGCACCGACGAGTAGTTGCATGTGAACAACATTGGCCCAGAGATTGTTATTCTTTAATGTTACGACAAACGTGTTGATTGCATCTTGAACGCCGGACTCAAGTTCTGCCTCGTCATATTTCTGCAAGAGGTCAATGTAAGCTGCCGCATCTGGATCTGAAGCAGTGACGGGGAAAGACGAAGAGCCTGAAAGTTGTTGCCCGTTAACGAAGAAGGAAACGGGCCAAATCTGACTTCCCATGATCAGGCATCCATCACAATGGTTTGGAATTGGAGAGTGATAGCCCGAGAAGAAGTATCTCTGTTGACGACTCGCACATAGCTCAGTCCGCTAGTTGCAAGAATTGTCGGAATGGGTGCAAGTCTAACCTGTTCTGCTGGTGTGTCGGTAACAATTTCAGCGTAGAACTCCGAACCGGGAGCTGGGAATGTGCCGCCCGGTTCGGTCCTAGTGTCTGCTGTCCTGGCGGCACTGGTTCCGTAAATTCTGATCCAGGCTGGGGTTGAAGCGGTAATGCTCAGAAGCTGGAATACATCGCCAGAGGCAATTGTGAAGTCTTCTGCGCTGTCAACTGCGAGGCTTGCCGTTGTGTGATCGAGACTGAGACGACGCAGCTCAGGAAAACCAGGAACCCAGTTGGTTCCATTCCAGGTAAGAGACTGATTGGATGTTGGAGCGGAAGTGTTTGTGTCTACATCGCTGAGGTATCCCAGTTTTGTCGATGCAACACCAGTCACAGCCTGGTTCGGAAGGAGGCCTGTGACTGGCGTGTAAGAAGAGCCTTTATACCTCGATACGCCTTTCGTAATCCTTACATTATCAATGTGTCCAACAAGTCGATTAGAAGTTGGGAAAGCCCAGTCTCTTACCCCAATGAACCAGTTACGCTGCTGGAACCCATTGTTCACTTCACCTGTATAGCTAGAGCTTGTCCAAAGGAGAGTGCGTGTACCGTTAACGTAGAAGTTGATGGTAGCGCCATGACGCTCAAGGCATACGTTGTACCATGTATTTACTAAAAGCGCGGGAGAGAGAAGCGTGCTTGAATAGGTCAGGTTTCCAGTGGTAGTGGCTACGGAAATTTCCCATCGCGGTGACGGGCTACCACCTGATGTGCGATAGGCAATTTCAATGGCCTGACCAGAGCTTCCATTAGGACCGCAGGCAATGATGTACTGAAGCGCCTGCAGGCTTGTCATGTAGAAAGAGGCTTCAATCGTGAAGTCCTCATTTGCCCCAAAGAACATATTGGGGTTTTCAGCAATTCGGATAGAGCCACTGCCGCACAGCAGAGATGTATTTCCTCCGACTTTTTGTGCTGATGAAAACTGCAGACTTCCATTGACGGAGAGCTGATTAGCCAGTGGGCTCTCGTCTACAAAGCCGCTTGTTGCACCATTTGCTCCTTCAAAGTTACACAAAAGAACTGTATTCACATAGTTCTGATCACCGCTGTAAGTAAAATCAGCAAGTTTCGGACTTGGTACCCACTTGGTTCCATCCCATAGCAGTGAGCTTCCTGATACCTTTCCTGTTGGATTTACGTTTCCCAGTGAGTCAAGAGTTTCGCCGGCAAGACTTGGCCCGCCTGGTATCCATTTCTTCTGTGCTGTATTCCAAACGAGTGCAGCCTTGTTCGATGGCTCAGTGCTACCAATCTGTGTATCTTCAAGGTTGGAAAGAACATAACCTAGTGCAATAGCACTAGAAGCCGTTGCTGGAAAAGCGGCTGTAGGAGGAGTGAAGTTGGATGTGTATCTTGCTAGGCCCTTAGTTACCCTGAAGTCGTCTACCCAGCCACATAGACCGTTCTGGTTTGAACTATTAACGCCAATTTTGATTTGCGCATTAGTAAGGAATATGTTATGATTATACGTTCCTATTAGCCCTCCATTGAGGTAGCATCGAATCTGCCCTGAAACCCTGCACAATGCAATATGATACCAAGTATCAGCTGCGATTGCTGCAGAAAAGTTTGCGGTATTTGAGCTTGAGTAACCATATCTTAGTGCAGTGGTAGTGCTACCGGGGATGACCATCAAGGCGTTGTCGGACCCGTTAGACCACAGCCAGTAGGAGTTAGTATCTTCTGGACGCCTACGATACCAACATTCAATGGTAAAGTCGCCATCGTCAAAGCGAGTTGAAGCGCTTAGAGGTGTCTGGAGATAGGCATTACCGGAAGTATTGGTAAAAAATGCACTGGCGGTTCCGTTCTTAAATTGATTTGTTACTGTGTTGATCGTTGTACCGCCAAGCCTTGAAATAGCATGAGCGTTCAAGCTTGAGTCGGTAAAAGTTGACCCACCGTTGACACCATCAAAGTTCAGAAGAAGAGATACCTTGTCGAAGTTGGTATCACCGGCTCCTGTAGAGAATGAATAGCCACCGATGACTGGTCCGGCAATCCACTGTCCGTTCTGATATATCAGTGTACGGCCATTGGAAACGGGACGTACTAGATCTAGATCTACATCTGTCAGTGATTCAAGGGTTAAAGCGGCACCTGAGTTAGCAGCAGCATAGGTAAGGGAATTCCAAGCAAGAACACCGTCTCCAAATTTGAACTTATTAGTATCACTCTCAATACCTATTTCGCCATCCAGAAGAATAGGGTTTTCAGCCGTCCAGTTTGCTGCGGTGTCATACCGCTGTTGCATCCTCGCAAAAACCTGGGTAGACATCGCTAATCAATGAGCTTTTTCCTAGATTAGCAATCTTGTGCAGCTCGCTAGAATAGAAATACTGATAGATGATTACTGGCAAGTGATTCCAACAAGCGCATCAGGTTCGCTCTGGTATAACACGCAGCGCATTGGTCGCTGCACAAATGTCAACATCAACATTGCAAGGTCAACTTTCAGGACAACGAAGCAAGGTGATGTGGATGAGACTTTCATCAAAGGGCTGAGGTCTGCCACCGGAACAGCAACCCTCTTCTACGACCCTGAAGACTCTGCAGCCATCTCACTGCTAAGAGAAATGCAAGATGACAATATCGCCAAACAAGTGGAAATTAAATTGGTTTTAGATGAGACAGGAATACGTTATACGCAGTATCCGATTATTATCACACAGGTTGGCGTAAGTGTTGCATACGGCGAAGCGCAAACCTGTCAGATTGAATTTCAAGCAACTGGTCGCATGGTTGGAGGTTTCTGATGGCTTTGCTTGGACGTGAGGGGATTCTAGAGCTGCGTCGTGAGCTGACCCCGCCGCTCATTCTTCCATCGAGTCAGTTGTCAATTGCTAACAATAGATTTACCATAAATAGCGATGACTTTTGGATTGGCGATCCACTCAAGCTTTACGGAGACGGAACATCAGTTGTAACAGTTCTTTCGGGATTCTTAGGCAGAGATACTATTGGCAACGCCTCGCTGTATTCGACACAGGCGGGAGCACTGAATAGAACTGCATCTGAAGTTATTTCCCTTGGTGGTCTACGCAGTACCAGTATTTTACTGGCTCACGATACCAACGCTCCTCAGGCTCTTTTCTTGACGGACTATTTTAGACGCTTTCTGTATGACTCGTCAATATCTTTTTCAAAAGAGTATCAGCTAAGTCAGGACGTAGAAAACTATGAAGCGTATAAATCTTACGGTCCTCCTTACTTGAGCTGGAAGACACAAGCTGTTCTTAGGGGTTGGCAGCTCAACATTCAAACTCCAGACATCAACATCTCTGCGATAGGTCAGAGATTTAGCGAGTCAATCAAAAGCACCCTAAGTGGCAGTGGCACATTTGATTTCCTGGTAGATATTTATGCACAGCCAGCGATAGACGACAGTACCTCACTATTGAGACTGGCGCTAATGCTGGAGTACGGGGCAAAGGGAAATGCCAGATTCTACCTCTCTCCCGATGTGAGCGAAACAAGCCCGAGAAGATCCACAAAGGGGCTGCCATCAAGCCACAAGAAGCTGTATTACAGCGCTCAACTGCTCCTAACGAATACAAGTGTTGATTCAAGTGGGGATGGTCTAATTGCAGGAAGTGCAGACTTCGTAACAACTGGCCCCGTAAGACTCGGGGTAGATGTTGAACAAGACAAAACGTACTCATATACTTCTAGCGGGACCGAGCTTGGTGTATTTAGATTTTACGCTGGACACTATGGCAACTATGAGGATTCATTCAATATCAATGCATCTATTGCTGAGAATGGGGACTATTATGTTGCAAATCCAGCCAGAACACCCGGCAATCAAGGAACCACTCCTCCACTAGGGTGCTCATTAGTCAAATTCGGTAGAGCAAATCTAAATTGGCCAAACTGGTCAAAAATACTAAAAGTGGTCGATGACTATATCTATGAAAGCTATGGTACTGTTGTGCGCATAGACAAGCAGGGCGGAATCTGGTCTGCTTTTGTTAAGAAGAATTTAACCGCTCTTAAGTATAAAATCTGTGTAGCAAAGCTTGAGCCCACTGACGGATCGGTAATTACTTCTTTCTGTATAACGGTGCCCGTCACCTACGAATCCGTATCACTTCCATTTTTTGTCGATATGGATTTTGATACCTCAGGAAATATCTACCTTGGTACTCACTGGAGAGATTCAAATTTTCAGTTTCATCCCTGCATCATCAAGGTTTTCTCTGATGGCGTAATTTCATGGGTGAGAAGGTTGTCAAAGACATCTGGAAATCGCGGCGATCACTACCTATTAAGAATTAAGGTTACAAGCAATGAAGTATTCATTGGATGCAAAAATACAAGGGGAGAGACTTTTACTGGCACCTACACCAGGCCAGCCTCTTTTGTTAAGTTGAACCTTGATGGATCAACAAAAATAGGTCCAACTGCTTTTACGGCTCAAACCGACATTACGTCAATCACACAGAACGATGCCCGGATTCAAGCTGTTGACATGGCGCCTGATGGCAGTGTTTATGCCTTGTATATGGCAAGTGAGTCCTCATTTGGCAGTGGGAATCAACAGCTCTACGTTCTAAAAGCCACTTCAAGCCTCAATGCTGCCTGGGCTTACGCCTTGAATCATGGACCGAGCAGCGTGGAGGTTGGTGCAAATGCTCTTTACCCGAGAGATGTTCATGTTGACAATCAAGGACGGATCTTTCTGCTTGGAAGGGCTATCAATACAAGCTTCCAGCAGCTTGCACCATGTAAGACGTGGGTTTGGAGCACCTTTGCTTACAACTGGGGAGCAGGTATTAGCGAGATAGATTCTGACGGCAACTATCTTGCTGTTAGATACTACAACACAAGCTCGCTCACTCAAAATGCTTTCAACGAACGCAGCCTACTGGGCATTAGTTCAACCGTGAGATTTGCGCGAACAGCAGGGAACACGTCTTCCGAGTTTTTGCCTTTATCTACGAATGACAGCTCAGCAACTGCAAGCGCTTTTACTACAACGTATTCACAGGCTCACGTCTTTGCCAAGAAAGAGGGTCAATTCGGAGTCTGGGGGAATCCTTGCGAAACAAGGACAAACGGAGACTTCGCCCTAACAGTATTTGGCTACACACCATTGCGATCAAATTCTTTGGGTATCACCAGGGTTTCCCCAGCAACGGGTATCCTGACCGATAACTTTGGCATTGAGTCTGATGCTTCTTTTGTCATCTCCGAGAACTTTAGTCTGACCACCGCAGTCTTTGGTTTCTCGGTTGGTGACTAACCATGGAGCCCTGGCAATATCCGAATGAAGAAGCGGTTGAACTGATTAAAGAGTACGAAGGCCTGCACGAAAAGATGCCAGGCGGAATGCTTAGATCATACTTATGCAGCAGCAATGTCTGGACAATTGGCTATGGAAGTACGACGCTGAAAGGAAGACGAGTCACCGAATCAACTGTTTGCAGCCAGGCCGAAGCAGAGATTCAGTTTCAGCAGGACATTGCATCTGCTGCAAAATATGTTGAACAGCTTATCTCTGTCCCATTGAATGATTGGCAGTTTTCAGGCCTTGTCTCCTTTGTTCAGAACATCGGCCCAACAGCCTTTGCCGACAGCACGCTGAGACGCCGCATCAATGCTGGTGAAAACATCCTGGCTGCAGCAAAAATTGAGCTGCCGCGATGGGTTCACGATGATGAGCGCAATGTCGTACCTGGCCTAGAGAGGCGACGGCAAGCTGAAATCGCGTTGATCGCCAAGGGCGGTGCAGGCCCTGCCACATCCATGGACTTTCGCATTGCCGATGCAGCCAGGTATGACCGTGGCCTGCCCTGGCAGAAAGATGCCTGGGAATGGCTGCTTGAGAATGCTTCTGAAAAGAGCTGGGATCAGATGCAGGCAGCCTTGCCCTCATCGGTCATCGAGGGCTTTGCTGTTCGCTTTCGCAATGGCCTCAGCAAGCCCTCTGCTGTCCCACCGCCGACGCCAAGCAAGCCAGCAGGGCCGAATCCACTGACCGGGATCCCGCGCTTCACCCAACGGGACAGCCAGTGGATCTCCCAGCGGGACCGGACCTGTTACAGCTCCACCAACGCCATGCTGGTGGAATACCTCAAGCCAGGGACGCTCAAAGGCCCCAATGGGGATGATGCATATCTTGCAAGACTGAACAGCCTGGGTGGTGAGACGACGGACTGGGCATCACAGCAGCGCACCCTGGCCAGTTTTGGCATCAAAGCGCGACTTGTTCAAAATGCCGACTGGAATTTGATCGAGGAACAGGTCAACGCTGGCAGACCTGTTCCCGTTGGCTATCTGCATCGCGGACCAATCTGGGGGCCGAGAGGGGGTGGTCATTGGTGCTTGTGTTACGGAGCAACCAAAGGCCAGGCATGGATCAGTGATCCATGGGGAGAGCCGGATCTTGTCAGTGGAGCCACGTTGACGCAGGGCAACTGGCAAGGCCAGGTCACGCAGCTCAATTTTGGAAAACGCTGGATGGTTGAGCCTGCTGGGGGTGGTATTTACCGCTACGCACCAGGGAAAGGCTGGGCAGTGCTGGTTGACAGCGTTGACTGAAAAGAAGAACGCCTGGCGCATCCACATGGGACACACCAGGCGTTTTTGAGCGTCTGAAGTTTGCGCTTGGGCTTTGCCCTTAAGACTTTCTGTAATCGCGTCAGTAGGTGATACCTTCGTGACGAAGCAGAAGGTTGTCAGGGCTCACTTCAAAGGCTTCGCAGAACTTGCTGAGCGCATGGGCGTCAATCTGTTTGTGGCGATTGGCGCGGATGCGTTGGATGGTGTTGCGGCTCAGGCCGGTCTTGCTGACGAGATCCTCAACGCTCCACTGACGGCGGAAGCACTGGAACTCAATGTTCCGGCTGTAGTCAGAAAGCATCTGGACTTCGATTTGAGGCTTGACGGTACGGGGCATTGGATGCGGGGGGCAACGCACACCATTATGCACACACAGACAAGCCCTTGTGAAATGCCTGTGACCGTTTAACCGCAACTGCAAACCAGAAGTGGAGCCCTTGGCACGACTGGGCTTTGCCCCGTTTCTAGGCTTGGGTAACGGCCAGAACACCGTGACTTGTGGCATCCATTGGATTGATGGCTCGCATTTAGTCACGAAAAAACAGACGAGAAAACAATTTCGGCGATCTATTTTAGAAGCTTGGCACTGGAAATGTGCATATTGCCATCGTGAGATCAGCAAAGCCCCGACGCTTGATCACATTATTCCCGCCAGCAAAGGCGGCTTGACCATTGAAAGCAACCTTGTTGCCTGCTGCCAGGAATGCAATGTCGCCAAGAGCGACAAACCTGTATGGCAGTGGTACAGGTCGCAGCCGTTTTATGCCGTTGCTCGCGAAGCGCTGATCTGGATTTGGCACTACGAAAAAGCCAGATCAGACAACGAGCACGATCATGCCCTTGAATTTTATAGTGTGATTTGACAAAACTGAAACCTTCCTACTAGGAATGACGTACACCGATTTCTAGATGGGCCAAAGGCGGGCAAGTTCTAATATCAAGGCTGCTCTCTTTAACTTCCTTCACACGGAAGGGGTCACTGGTTCGAATCCAGTATCGCCCATACAGGGATTTCGGTGATTCTGTGATCACACGAAACCCATGGCATCAATCAGGGCCGTGTCTGGGAAGTACCAGGCACAGATCCGCAGGAAGGGGCTGACCACCAGCAGAACCTTCTCCACCAGGGAGGAGGCAGAGCTGTGGGCGCATCGCCTGGAGGCCCCGCATGTGACCACCAGGGCCGTCCAGGGAGGCCTCAGGACCGTCTCTGATGTGCTGAGCCGCTATGAGCAACTGGAGCTGCCCAAGCACCGCTCAGGCCCCATCGAGGCCTACCTGCTGCGGCACATCCACCGGCATTGGCTGGGGAAGGTCCGCTGTGATGAGCTGAGCCCTGGCCACCTGGCCCAGTACCGGGATGACCGCTTGCAGGAGGTCAAGCCAGGGAGCGTCAGGCGGGTGTTCAACCTGCTGCGGCCCATGATCGACCTGGCCAGGGATGAATGGGGCGCTGGGTTTGAGGGCAACCCAGCCCGCAAGGTCACGGTGCGGGTGGGGGATGACTCCCGCCAGGGGCGCCTCACCGAGGCCCAGATGCAGGCCCTGCTGCAGGCCCTGGCCCGCAAGCGGAACCCAGAGATCGTCAGGGCAGTGGAGCTGGCCCTGGAGACGGCAATGCGGCGCTCAGAGCTGCTGTCCCTCACCTGGGATGACATCGACCTTGAGAACCGGATCGCCAAGCTGGCGGTCACGAAAAACGGTCATCCCCGCACCGTTGCCCTCAGTCCCAGAGCAGTTGAACTTTTATTACAAGGTGAAAGGCGTGCAGGGCCGGTGCTGCGCTGTTCAGCCAGTGCCATCAAATGCGCCATGGCCAGGGCCAAGGCGGAAGCGGGCATCACGGACTTTTGCTTTCACCAGACCCGCCATGAGGCCATCAGCCGCATGTGGGAGCAGGGGCTGAATGAAATTGAGATCTCCAGCCAGTCGGGGCACAGGGACTTCAGGATGCTGCGCCGCTACAGCCATGTGCAGGCCACAACCCTGGCTGAGAAGCTCAAGCGGCTGAATCCTCGTTGATGGCCTTGAGGTACGCGGCCCACTGCTCAACGGTCAGCACCACCCGCCAAGTTCCGCCACGGAACCGCACCAGGGTGGCTGCAAAGTCAGCTTTGGCATTGTCGGCCTGCACCTGGGCACCCTTGGGTTTGATGCGGGCTGCAGCGGCGGTATCGGCCCAGTTGGCGATCTGCACCGCATGGTTGGGGATGCCATCAAGATCCCCTTCATCGTCTTGACGCCCAGCGCCAAGCTTGCGCCTGACGGGAAAGCCGGTGATTTGGCTCAGCAGTTCAGCGGCTTCCCGTTCTGCGGAATCACCCTTGCGCTTGGCGGGATTGGCCATGACAGATCAGCACGGGAACGATGGTGAAGCGGGTTAGATCGTTTTGAGCACCAGGATTCCCCGTGCTTTGGGGTATTTGTTGGTCAGGATTTGCTTGGCAGATGAAGGCGAGTAAGCGTTAATCACTACCTGCTCGACGGTATTGCCAGGCAGGGAGACTTTGCAGAGATACTTGCTTCGCTGGATGGCAGCCATAGGAGGAAGGGGAGGCTTGGACCTCCCCCTGCTGTGGATCAGAACGGGATTTCGTCGTGGTCAACAGACGGCTCACTGGGAGCCGCATTGGCCTGGCCCGAGGAGGCATTGCCAGACAGCAGCTCAATGCGCGAGGCCTTGAGGACATGCTTGCTGCGCTTGGCCCCAGTGTCCTTATCGGTCCACTCCTCACGGACAATGTTGCCGGAGACGTGAATCACCGAACCCTTGGGGGCATAGTCAAGAATGACCTGGCCTGTCTTGTTCCAGGCTTCAACATCAATACCGTTTTTGATGTAGTCGCCGTTCTTGTCTTTGCCCTCATTGAGGCCAC